TTCATGTCACACCCCCTCCGTGGCCATTTCACGGGCCAGGTACAGCAAGGCGATGGCATCCGCTTCGTTGTCGTCAGCTGGGGCATGGCCACGGGTACGAACGGATGCCACCATCTCGTCCTTGCTGGCATTGCCTTTGCCAGTGGCGTGCTTCTTAATCGTGCCAACCGGGATGCCCTGGTACGGGATCTGGTGGTGCTCGCACCAGGCGGTGAGCTGGCCCATGAATCCGCCGTAGGCATGCGCGGCATCCACACCGACGTGGCGGCGGACTTCTTCGAAGACCACCTGGTCAATGCCGTCATTGCACTGCTTGATGTCGGTGAGCCAACGCTTGAACCGAAGGAAGCGCATGCCGCCGCCCTCGAAGCGCTGGGGTTTGAAGGATTGGCTGCCACTGCTGATGCTACCGTCGCGGCAGGCCAGTGCCCAGCCCGTGGTGGTGCCCAGATCGAGGGCGAGGATGGTCGTTGTGTTCATGTTGTCAGTCCTTGTTTTGTTTGGGTCTGACGCAGTCGACGCAGAATCTCGAAACCCCTATATCCCGCGCGTCACGCACGCGTGTGGAGAGTTACGACAAACTGTGTCGACTGCGTCAGACGGGTTGTTTTCATGTCCGTCAGTTGTCGGCGTAAGGGGTGTATGCGGGCGTGATGGGGCTCTTGAGGCCGATACCCTGAAAGCCTCGAACGCCAACGCCGTTGCGCCATTTCTCCAGCCCTCGTGTGATCAATAGGTCCGAGAATCGACGCTGAGATCCGACGTATTCGCCAGCCGCATCCGCCCACTGCTTCCAATCCGTGAAGAGCTCAGCGGTCAGCGACTTGGCGGTGCCCGCGCGCACGCAGCGTTCATCGAGCCAGCGCCCGAGGGCATCCTCAGCCTCGAAGTACTCCTCGGTGGCCGCCAGGACCTGCTGAGGAGGATCCAGACGTCCCAGCCGCTGCCAGGCCAGACAGCCCTCCAGAGCCCAAGCTAGGATGCCGTCGCGTTCAGCGAGCAGCTTTTGCTGTAAGTGCTTGTCGCGTTTCTCAGGTGGCACGGTGATCGTGAACGGGATCAGGTGCAGCCGCCGCTTCATGGCCTCGTCGATGTTGCGGATGGCCGGCTTGTGGTTGCCCGCCACAAAGAGCTTGAATTGCGGGAAGAACTCAAAGAAGTCCTGGCGCATGAAACGCGCAGCGATCTTGTCGCCCCCGGTCAGGCTTTTGACCTTGGACTCGGCCCAGCGCCGGCCCTGCTCGGTTTCAATGGCCGCCACGAAGCGCGCGCCGCGCAGACCCGCCATGTCGGTCGGATGCCGGTCTGTGCGCGTCTCCATGAACGTGTCCATGGGCGCGTTGGTCGCGTAGTCCCCCAGGATGTCAGCCAGCGTGTTGACGAAAACCGACTTGCCGTTGGCACCGGTGCCGTAGAGGAAGAACAGCGCGTGCTCACGTGTGGAACCAGTCAGTGCATAGCCCACCATGCGCTGCAGGTAGTCCTGCAAGGTCTGGTCGCCACCCGTGACGTCGTTCAAGAACGATCGCCACTGCGGACATTGGTTGCGCGGCGTGGCCGTGGTGATCTTGGTCATCCGGTCGGCACGCTCGTGCGGGCGCAGACGGCCACTGCGAAGATCGACCAGGCCCCCAGGGGTGTTGAGCAGCCACGGATCAGCGTCCCATTCCTCGGTGGTGGCGGCATGGCGGCGGTCAGCGCGTGCCAAACGCTCCACACCACCCACGGTGCTAGAGGCGGCCAACTTGGACGCGATGCGTGGGTTGCGGGTGTTGAGCGAGGCGTGCCGACACACATGACGGATCAGGTCGGTGGCAGCGAGCGTATCTTCCGAGCGCCAGCGCTGCCCATCCCAGACCAGCCATTTGCCCCAGCCGGCCACATAGCGCCAGTCCTTGTGATAGCGACGGGTAAAAGACAGCGCCAGCGCGTCTTCCGTCCCCCAGACCGCCTCTTCCGGCCCGGCCGCATTGGCCAGGGTGTCCGGGTCGTCGTCGACCAGGTGCATTTGCATGCGCGGGCCATGGGTGATGAAGCCTCCCACATCAAAGCCTTCGGCGCGAGCATCGGCCGCGTCCCAGCCTTCTGGTGCGTCTTCTGGCGGATAGAGGATGTGGCAAGTTCGAGCCCCGGCCATCAGGATGGCCTGGGAGGCACGGTCGGCATATTCCCAGCCGGGCTTGTCCTTGTCAGGCCAGATCAGCACGACCTTGCCAGCCAGGGGAGACCAGTCGGTTTTCTCGATCGGGGCGTTGGCGCCGTGCATGGCGGTGGTGGCGCACAGCCCCAACTCGACCAGGGCTTGCGCCGATTTCTCTCCCTCGACCAGAACCACGGTGTCCACCGCCCGCATACCGGGCTGGTTGTAAAGTGGCCGAGGTTCCGGCGGCGTCATCTTGCGGCGCTTGGCATCCCAGGGGCGAAATTCCTTCTTACCGCCGGGCGGGTCATAGCGGTAAACGACGGCGATCAGCTTGCCCTCGCCATCAAGGTAGTCCCACTTCGCGGTGGCAGGGCCCAACTCGTCGACAGGGGCCTCCTGCTTGGTTCGGCGTGCCGGTGTTACGGTGCTGCGACCGACCAAGTCAGCGCAGCGCGACAGCACGGCCGCAAAGTCAGCATGGACATCGATGCCGAAGTGACCACCGATCAGATCGAAGATGTCGCCACCGGAATCATCGGCACGGTCGGTCCACAGACCGGCTTTCTCACCTGTGAGAACAACCTCCAGGCTGTCGCCAGGACTGCCGAGGATGTCGCCCATCAGGAACTTGCCGCGCTTAACCTTGCCGGCAGGAAACAAGCTGAGCAGGACCGATTCGAGTCGGCCCAAAAGCGCAGCCCGGACGTCGTCGCGGTCAGATGGTGGGGTGGTTGGCACCGGTTGTTGAACCGGAGCGTCGTCATTGAAATCCAGACCAGGTGGTCCGGGCAAAGGGTGTGAGTGTTCTTCTTCTGTGTTCATCGATTCAGGTTCCAGCAACGCTGCGCCCATGCGCAGAACTTGCATTCAAAGTGGGTGGATTCGGCAAAGCTGCGCGGCAGCAGCTCGCCTGCTTCGGTGGCCTGGATGACCTTGACGGCCCGGTCGGACATGCGCTGCGCCAGCCCCGCATCGAAGGGGACCAGCTCGGCGTAGATTTCCATCGTGTCGGCGTTGACCGCCGTGAAGAGCGCTGGGTGCTCGTGCAGGGTCAGGTAGCTCTGGTAGACCGCAACCTGGGCGGCGTAGACCGGCTTGGCCACGGCCAGCTTGTGTTTCTGCAGCTCACGCCAGGACTTGGACCCCAGGCACTTGTTTTCCCAAAGGGCTGGGTAGGCAAAACCTTCTGGCCCGCCCACGAGCACGCCATCGACGTGACCGCGCAGGCGCCCTTGGGCCACACTGAAGCCAAACTGCCGACCATCGGCGTCCTCGGTTTTGAGGATGAAGCCGGCCATGCGCAACCAGCGAATGACCATGGCTTCGGTCTGGTGCCCTCGCTCGAAGATGCGAAGCAGCCGGCCGCCGAAGCCCTTGCCAGGGTCGACCGGCGCCTTCGCATACTCGAACTGCAGTTGCCGCTCGCACGACACCCCCAGGCGAGAGCCGCCCAGGTATTGGCGCGGTGGCGTGTCGTCGCGCTCCTGCTCCAACGCCTGGTCGACCAAGGCTTCGATCCGGCCTGAAAGGCTGGCTGATGGGTTGAAGTCCAGCATCAGGGCGTCTCCCAGGGCAAATCGCTTTCCAGATCGGCGAAGGGATCGTCGACCGTGGGCTTCATGCCACGCACCGGCGGGTACTTGGCCTCGGCGTGGTGGGCCACCATGGTCTCGGTGTACCGGGTGACGATCGCATCAATTACCCGCAGGGCCTCCTTTTCCGAGTACGCACCCAGTGGTTTGTCGAAGCCAATGTCACCGGCCACCTCGCCAAAAGCGCGCAGGCACGAGCGCATGGCCGAGCGTTCAATGTCCGTGGCATCGATCATCTCGACCTCCTGCCCGAATTTCTTCGCATCGACCCAGCGCCCGTACATCTGATGAAAGATGTCCTGGCAGCGTCGGCTGCAAAACACCCAGTCCAGTGGATAGCGCTTGGCATCCCCAATCGGGTGGCGGTTGTCGGTGTGTCCCAGCCCGCGCGCCTGGCGCGAGCACACCCAGCATTTGCCTCGCATGCATGGCGCCTCCCTCACTGAGCCCAGGCGGGTTTGCCGGTGGGCACCACAGGGCGCGACGTTTGCGCTTGGGGCGCCTGTTGCGCGTAGGCGGGCGTGGGTTGCACCGGTGCGCCAGAGTGGCCACCACCGCCCCTGTGGCCGCCACCCGGGGCGTGCATGCCGGTCAGGGGGACGTAGTCCTTATGGTCGGGCTCGATGGCGACCTTGACCACGTTGCGGTCTTCACCCTTGCCGTCTTTTTCCACATCGACTCGGGCCAGGAACTCGATGCCGTCCAAATCGGCAAAGCTGTTGATGCGCCGGGCAGCGGCCGCCTGGGGCGAGTTGTCCTGGGGCTGCACATTGCGTGCACTGTTGAGCACGGCCCGGATGAAGCTACGCCCCATCTGTCCCCAGGTAGGGCCCTTGGGCGAGTGCAGCCCAACGTTGGACCACATCTTGCGCTTGGTAAACGGGCCGTCGGTGACGACAAATTCGCAGGCGAGGTACACCGCACCAGTGTCAAAGGATTGGGTGGCATAGCCGCCCGTCCAGCCTTGGGTGTGGTCGTCATGGCCACCGGGCTTGATGGTCATTCGCACGGGCACAGCGATGCCGCGCGGGATCAGGTCGAAGCCACCTTGCTGCGCTTCAGCGTCGTTGAAGTCGCTCCAGCTGGCAGCGGCTGTGGCTTGGTCGTAGGTATTCATGGGGTGTCCTTTCAATTGGTGTTGTCGGAGGTATTGGTCTGGCCTAAGCACTTGGCGATGAGCCGGCCCAGATGGGGTTCTTCGATGGGGTCAAGCCGGCCGCTGCGGTCTTTGCTGGGGAAGCCAAAGCTGTTGTCGGCCCCCGTCACAAAGCCCCGATAGGTCGAGCCGTCATCGGCTTTGAGCACGGCCAGCGTCACCACCTCATCGAGTACGCCCGGCAGTTCCAGCGCGGTCTTGCTGCCCTCGAGCTGCAGCTGGTAGTAGCGGCGGTTGAAGTCGTCGGTCTTCTCTTCCAGGATCGCGACATAGATGACGTGCTTGTCACGCACATGCTGCAGGTGCGTGAGCGCCGTGATCATTTCTTGGCCCAGCAGGCCGTAAGCCCCCCGGTTGTCGGGCTTACCGGTTTTCTCGCTGAAGGCCTGCGGCTGGGTTTTGCACCAGGCCAAGCACAGCCGGGAAAGCACGGTCAGACTGTCGACAAAGTAGGTGTCGTACTTGGCCAGCTGCGCCGGATCACCGTACGTGGCACAGACATGGTCGAAATGCGCCTTGGAAAAGGCCTGGTCAGCTGATGCGGTCGGCATCGGCCCAGCGAGAAACACCACGAGGTCGCGGAATTCCTGCCAGGTGCGGGGGCGAACGGTGTCACCCGGCCAGTCCTTGACCGAGAGGTCGCCGGCTTCCAGATCCACGAACAGCGTGGACGCCGGTGGGAGGGTTCGCAGCTGGGTGGTTTTGCCCACGCCGGGAAAACCGACCAAGCCAACCTTGGCGCTGTGGCGTTCTTTGAGCCGTTCTTCGGCGGAGATGATGGGCAACATCACTGTGCTCCTTCGCCTGCAGAGGGCTTGCGCAAGGTGAACTTGGCTGCCTTGGGCTTGACCGTGCGCGCGGCTATGAAGGGCTGACGGAACACCTCTGGCCAGGCCTTGAAGCGCGATTCGCTCACGCTGTACTTGGCCGTGATGAATTCGGTCGGTTCCTGACCGGCTGCGACCATGCGGCTCCAGATGGTCTGCAGTTCCTTCTGATCCCAGGACACGTCTTTACTGACTTCAACGGCCACATCGAACTCGCCATCGAACACATGCGTGGTGCCGGTGTCCTTGTTTTCGGCAAGCAGTTGGGCCTTGGCCTGTTCGCCGTAGCGCATGTCCAGGCCCGTCTGGATCATATTGGACAGTGCGGCCAGTTCGGATTTGGCTGCCACCTCGAAACGCTTAAGGTCAGCCACATGGGCCAGCGGCAGATCACGAATGACCGTGGCCGATAACTCCATGAACGGCACGGGCAGTGAAATGCCGCTGCGCTCGAAGGCGGCCTCGAGCGCCGAGGATTCGGCAATGGGTGTGGTGGCAACGGTGTTCATGACGACACCGCCTCGCTGGTACTGTTGCGAGTGCTTTTTTCCTCAAAAGCCTCGATATCCTCAAGGCGGTATCGCACTTGACCACGCAGTTTCAGATAGACGGGGCCTTTGCCCTCACAACGCCACCGCTCGATGGTGGACAGACTGAGTCGCCAGCGATGTGCCAGCTGACTTTGTGAAATAAGCGGAACGACGACAGAGGTGTTCACGTGAATCTCCTTGATGGTTGATGAGCCCTGGTTTCAAGCGACTTGTGGGCGGCGCTAACCAGTGCTGGCATTGCATCAATCGAGATTCCACAAAACGTTCTGCAGATTCTGCAGAAACGTTCTGCAAAACGGATTCGTGCTGCAGATTCGTTCTGCAATCGCTGTTCGCCCGTTCTGCAGAACGCAAAAAAACCCGGCCTGCGTTGTGCGGGGCCGGGTCATTTGAAGGAGAAAAAGGTGTGCGGCTTGGGGGCGGATCAGTGCAACCAGTCTCGATCGCCGTCGGGGATGATCAGCGCATATTCCTTGTCGCCAAAGATGTACCTGATGAAGGTTTTGTAGACCAGAGGATTGCGTCCGAAGAATTTGATCGGGGCAAACCGCTCGGCATCCGAGCCACAGGCATCGCGCAGTGCGCTGCCCTCCATCCGGTGGTCGAAGTCGTCCATCAGCGCCAGCAGAATGTTCACCTGCATGGCTTCCAGCGGATAGGCCACGCCGTCGATGTAGGCATTGCGCTCGGTGCGGACATACCGCAGCGTCGTGCCCCGATCCGTCGCCGAATCATGCACTTGGTAAACGGCGGCTGGTTCCATGACGCGGTTGGCAAAGAACTCAAAGCGGTTTTGTGACACGCGCATCACATCGGCCAGATGCACCACCTCGTACTGCGCCAGCGGGGAACTGGTCGGCAATGGCACTGGGCTGCTGGTCAGGATTCGGGCACTTCGGTCGGCACGGTGGCTCGCCAAATGGGTCAGAAGTTTGTGAGCAGTGACCTCGCGATTGAGATGACGGGCAAAGTACCAGGTGACCGGCTTTCCGCGTCGCTCCTCGACCAGGCCCATGCGCCAGACCAGGTCGGGCACGAGGCATTCGACCTGATGCCGGTTCAGATCCAGCCCCGTGGCCACATAGCCGACCACACGTTCGGTGTTGACCACCGTGGTTTGGCACACGCTGCGTGGCGCCTCGAAGTCTTCACAGTCGCCACCACACAGCAGGAGCACCATGTCACCGGGCAGCTCACGCACCAAGCGAGCCATGTCATCGCGGCATTCTGGGCACTGCAACCAGTTGAGCGGCTCACCAAAACCCACCAGGTGTTCACGCCGCAGTTGCGCCAGAGCGTCCTGATTGCCCGGATCAGACAACAGCGGCCCTGAGATTTCCTTGGCAGTACTCTCCAGCATCCGGCACAGCAAGGCCGTGGCCTCAATCTGCGTCTGACTCATACCCCAGCACCAGACGGTTCGACGATACCCAGGCTGCGCATCACACACTGCGCCAGTTGCTGATTGCGGTGAGACAGGTTTTTGATGGTGGTCGAACCGCTGGCGTAGACGTCGAAACTGAAGTGACCCTCTCGGCTGCTTACCTGGTCACGGGTGTAGACCATGAGAGTGGCACGGTCCATCTCGAATTCGCTGTCGAAAGAGTGCGCCACTTTCAGCTTGTCGCGGGCCACGCAAATGGCATCCTCGCGATTGGCCTCGGGGCTGGCTTCGATCTGGATGGCACTGCTGCGTTGGTCGGCCGGCGTGAACTTGGCCCGGCGCAGCCGAACCTTTTGGATACCTTGCGTTGACCAGTCTTCCTTCGGCGCCAGCAGACCGTCATTCAAAACGCTGAGCTTGAACCGACTGGGAGTGATCGCCTCGGGTTGCAATTCGGTCTTGGCCAGGTGCTTGGCAAACAGGGTGAGGACGGCGGCGTGGTTTTTGGCACCACCCTTGACCACGGTTTCCAGCACGCCCGATTTGGGGTGGTAGACCAGCGCGTTTTCCAGTGCGACGCGGGTGGCGATGCGCTTGAAATCGTGTTTACGAAACTGGGCAATGGCCGTGATCGGCCCTTCGACGTACAACGTGAACTGGATGCTGCCGTCGGTACCGTAGCGGCTGACCTCGATGTGTGAGCCAATGCCGCCGCCGGACTTTTGATACAGCGCCGCCACATCCCGCTTGAACGCCTCAAGGGAGTCCTGATCCAGGTGCGGCACGAGGTCGGGAAGGATCTGGCTGGGCTTCCACGAGCGGCCATGGGTCTTGGCCCGAAACGCCAGACGCAGCTCGATGTCCCGAAACACCTGTTCATGGTGGGCGAGCATCCACAGCGCCTGCTCGCGTGGGTCCATGCCCTGGAGATGTCCCAGCGCGTCGTCGTCATGGGCCAGCGCCAGCGAAAACTCTCGGGCCCCGGCCTCTGTGCCGGTGATGTGAGCGCGCCGCAGGTCTTCGTTCCACCTGAACAAGTCTTCCTCGAGCGCAACTTTTTTAGCCGTGGTCAAGGCGATGTCTTCGAGCAGTTGGGCCTGCAAGTTTTCGACGGCGTCGGTGAGCGCATGGGCCAACTTCACCTCCGGCAACCTCCAGTCGACTGACAGGTGCGCCCCCAAGGGATGGGATTGCACAAAGTCCTGCAGGACGGTCGGCGAGATGTGGCGCAGGAAGTGGCGGGGGTTGAAGATTTTCATGGTTGTCTCCGGTGTGGGGGTTACGTGTATCGGCGCACCAGGCCCACCACGACACCGAAGATCTCCAGCTTGCCATTGGGTCGAATGACGTCAAATTCCGGGTTGGCCGGCAGCAGGAAAAAGCCCTGCTTGTCGCGGCCGAGAGTCTTGAGGGTGAATTGGTCGTCTACGACGGCGACCACTTGCTCACCCACTTGTGCATCGTGGCGGCGCTCGACGACGGCCAGGTCGCCGCTGTGAATGCCCGCGTTGATCATGGAATCACCCTTGACCCGGATCAGTACCGTCTGCCCAGGCTCCTGGATCAGGTAGCGGTCGATGGTCATCTGTTCCACGCCATCGTCCAGGGTGGTCACGGGCATGCCCGCGGGCACGGGTTCGTTGGCCACCACCCGTTCGAAGAACCGCTCGGTGGGCGCCCAGTCTCCGTCGGGGGTTCGCTCCAGCATCCCGGCGGTCTCCAGACGCTCGAGCACCTTCTTGACCGCCGACTTGGACGCGTAGCCCAGGATTTCCATCAGCCGGGCGTAGGACGGCAGCACGCGGTGCTGGGCGTAGTAGCGCTGCAGGGTCGCCAGGTGCTCGTGATCGTGGAGGGCTTTCATGATGAGCTTGATTATAGAGAACGATCGTTCGCCATGCAAGCAACTCTCAAACCCAGCCATGGCGGCGGATGGAACGAAAAAAGTTTGGCGTCTTTTCCGCAGCCTTCCTCATGCCTCACCAGCCCTCACTGACTTCCTTCTGGTGCAAATGAACGGGAATTCTGAAAATTCACATACACCGTTTGATTCCCGATCCGAGACCAATGCAAATACCAACATTACCGAATCCAGACGCCATGAGCGCCGGAGAGCGCGCGGCCGAAATCACCACCATTCTGGCTGCCTGCCTGCTACGCATAAGCACGGCCCATCAAGAAAAGCCTGAACAAAAAGCATGTGATAGCGAAGTACGCCTTGGCTTTCTGCCCAACCAGCGCGTTCATACAACCCCGTCTCAACAAGAGGAGTTGTCATGAACGACACATCATCATCCGTGGCCAAGCAAGTGGCCTCACTGTCATCGATCCCGCTGCCAGACCTGTGGGCGCTCTGGGATCGCTACTTCAAGGCCCGTCCGGAAAAGACCAACCGCGTCTACCTGGAGTCCAGGATCGCCTACAAGCTGCAGGAGGAAGCCCTTGGTGGCCTGGATCCTGATACCCGCCGCCGCCTTGCCAACATCGGTGCCCGGCAGTCAAAGATCCAAACCCGTCGCAAGGGGCCCGACATCACCCTGGCGCCGGGTACCGTCCTGGTTCGTGAATGGGCCGATCGTGATCACTACGTGAAAGTGACCGCCGAGGGGACTTTCGAATACGAGGGCAAGTATTTCAAGAGCCTGTCGGCGGTAGCACGCCACATTTCTGGCACATCTTGGTCAGGCCCCCTGTTTTTTGGTCTGCGCCGTCCTGGGGAGGCGTTGTAATGAGCGACACCCCGAGCAACAAGGTGCGCCAGCGCTGCGCTGTGTATTGCCGCGTCTCCACTGACGAGCGGCTGGATCAGGAATTTAACTCCATCGATGCGCAGCGGGAAGCTGGTCATGCGTACATCGCCAGCCAGCGAGCAGAAGGCTGGATTCCAGTGGCCGACGATTACGACGATCCCGGATTCTCTGGTGGAAATACCGAACGCCCCGGGCTGAAACGCCTAATGGCCGATATCGAGCGAGGCCTGATTGACATCGTAGTGGTCTACAAGATCGATCGCCTGACACGCAGCCTGGCCGATTTCTCCAAGATGGTCGAGGTGTTCGAACGCAAAAAGGTGAGCTTTGTCTCCGTCACCCAGCAGTTCAACACCACCACGTCGATGGGCAGGCTGATGCTCAACGTGCTGCTGTCATTTGCCCAGTTCGAACGCGAAGTCACCGGCGAGCGCATCCGCGACAAGATTGCCGCCAGCAAACGCAAGGGCATGTGGATGGGCGGTGTACCGCCTCTGGGCTATGACGTGGTAAACCGGCAACTCATCGTCAATGAAGCGGAAGCCGCCATTGTCCAGAGAATTTTCCAGGAAATGCTGACCAACGGGTCGACAACACAAATTGCAGCCGGCCTGACGGCCGAAGGCTTCACCACCAAGTCGTGGGTGACTCGCAGTGGCCAAATGCACAACGGCACGCGCATTGACAAGAAGTACCTCTACAAGCTGTTGCGCAACCGGCTTTATCTGGGTGAAATTTCGCACAAGGGCAGCTGGCATCCCGGTCTGCACACCGCCATCATTGATCACGGCTTGTGGGGACAGGTCCACGAGATCTTGGCCAGCGATGGACACACGCGATCGGTAGAAACCAAAGTGCGCTCGCGCACAGATGCCCTGCTGCGTGGCTTGCTGTACGCACCCACCGGCGAGCGGATGTACCCGACCTACGCCAACAAGAAGAATCGCAAGTACCGCTATTACGTCTCGAAATCAGAGGCCAGGTTTGGTGCCGAAAGCAAGACCTACTCGCGCCTGCCTGCCGACGCAGTCGAGGCCGCCACTGTGGCCCAGATCAAAACCGTGCTCTCAAGCCCGGAATCTGTGACAGGCGTCTGCCAGTTCATCCGAAACAACGGTGCAGCCGTGCGCGAGGACATGGCGGTGATGGCCATGCGTCAACTGAGCAGTGTCTGGGAGCAACTCTACCCAGCTGAACAGCACCGCATCGTGAATTTGATGATCGAGCGTGTGGACATCGTACCCGGTGGCCTGAAAGTTAAATGGCGAGAGCTGGGCTGGCGAGCCTTGATCGAAGAGTTTGCACCGGACAGCATTGGCGCTGAATTGGTTGAGATGGAGGCAGTATGAAATCCAGCGAGCCAACCGACCAGACCACCTTTGTGCCGCTGAATTTGAAGCGACGAGCGGGCAGATTAATCACAAACACAGGCGCTCCTGCTCACGACGTCAATATCCTTAACGTCGTCGCTCGTGGGCTCTTTTGGCAGGACCTGCTAGACACCGGCGTGTACGCCAGTGGGTCCGACATTGCCAAGGTTGAGGGCGTCACACCATCGACGGTGAACCGGCTGGTGCGGATGGGACTGCTGGCCCCTGACCTGATTGACGAACTGATGGCCGGCGTTCAGCCCAGAGGTCTGACGGCACATTGGCTGATCCGAAACCGCATCCCCAGCCTCTGGAGCGAGCAGAGAGCACTTTTTGAAAAATTTCGATAGGAGCGAGCATGGGCAAGAAAGACCTTGGCAAAGTGATCGGGACCCCGGTGACATTTCAGATTCCGAGTCCGGCCGGCGGCGTTCAGATGGAGACCTACATCCCCTGGACACTCGTAAAACGGGGCGTGCGACGCAAAGTGATCACGCCATTCGACACACCCATCGAGTTCATCGACGAGGCGGCTCGAGAACGCCGGCAACGTGAACTGGAGCAACCCAGTCCGTTGCTGCGGGCCTTGGGTTTGGCACATCACTGGCAACAGTTACTTGACGACGGTCGATTCGCCTCGCTGACAGAGATTGCTGCAGCCGAGGAAATGAACCTCAGTCAGGCCAGCCGAATTGCCAAGCTGGCCTACCTGGACCCCAAGATCATCCATGCCAGCCTTCGGCCCGACAGCAAGATGGCTCTGGAGCATTTCATTCGCGGCGGTGGCCTGCCTACCGAATGGACGGCTCAGCATGCGAGGCTGGATCCGTGCCAATAGGCGAGGTTTTCACAATCGTCACATCGATGCCAACCTCTGCCCCTGGCCACCAAGAGGCAGATTTAGCCATCACAGACCATCGGGCCTATGGCTGGGTTCAGTGAAAGAGCGCTGTCGAGTTGAGGCTTGGAGAGCCTGTGCCTCGAAAGCAAGGATGTCACTGTCCCGGTATCGAACCTTGCCGCGGAGTTTCATAAAAACCGGTCCAATGCCCTCATAGCGCCAACGCTCCAGAGTTGATTCACTGACCTGCCAGCGCTTGGCCAGCTCGTTTTGGGAGATGCATTGTCCGTCCATTTTGGTGTCCTTCCGCAGGTGTTGCCAGGTCTCCATGAACGCGCTGTTTGCCATGAAAGCCAAGCATGGCTCGCACGATAGTCACCAATTTGTTCTTCGTACAACGCATCGGCTGCCGCCGACCAAACCCTAGTCGTACCCCATCTTCAACTCTTGCGCCTGCGCCGCGAGCTCATCAAGTGCCTGCAGCCGTCGAGGATCAACCCGTTGCCTCTGCTCGTAAACTTGGGCCCGCTGTTGCAGCGCCAATAGGTGCCCGTCTTGAGTTTCATGCGTAACGGCTGCAGACAACGTACGAATCGTCTCCAGTACATGCTTGTACTCGGCGTCCGACCGAATTGGCATGACATCTTCGGTGCGATAAACCTTAGCAATACTCATGGCTCAAGGATGTTGTGCGTGTTCAAGACAACGGTTTCGGCCACTGGCCCGGATCGGCCATGGCGTTCGACTCTATGTGCCAGTTTTCCAACTCGTCATAACGGTATGAAATAGGGCTGGGATTGGCATAGGCCACCTCGACGGCAAGAAACCGTAGGATAAATGCGTTGACGGCCTCGATGGTCAAGTAAGGTACATCGAGCGTGACATGCAGTCCGATGCCAAATCGGTAGTCATGATGCAGCGTCCAGCCTTCGTGGACTTTGATCGCACCGTCATTGGCGATGCGCGGAATTTGTCGCTCAACCCACTCCCTCCGAGTCAACCCATCCAAAGCATCAAAGCGTTTTTCCTCGGGGAGCGTCATCGCCCACAAGCCGGAGCTCGGATCCTTGACGGCATGGTCAAACAGACGGTGATCAACGGCGGAAACCAGCGCATACGATTGCTCATAGGCCAGCTCCCGCACCTGTTCCTTGTAGGCATTGCGCGTGGTATCGATCACGCAGTTATAAAACACCGGCGGTTTGCGGCCGAGGAAGAAGCAATCGATCCACCCGTTCTTACCGTGCAGATAGTCTTGGGTGGAGAAGAGGCCGCCGAGAATTCCAGCATGGCGTCGAATATTGTTTTTGACGGAAATAAACGCCGCCTTGCGACGACTTCGAGACTGGGCGCCAAAGGGAATTCGTCGGGGGTGCTGCTGTTGCATTGCTGTCAGTTGGTTTGGGCTGGATTGATCACCTCTATCAAGCGGTGTTCACCCAGTTCTCAAGTTCGAGCCCTGGCACACGTTCTAACTCCGCGACGTTGTTGGTGACCAGCACCAAGCCTTCGCTGCGGGCATGCCCCGCAATGTGCAGGTCATTCACCCCGATGGGTTGGCCGAGCTTTTCAAGGGCAGCGCGGATGGCGCCGTAGTGCTGGGCGGCCTTGGCACCGTAGGGCAGCACCTCCAGGCGGCTGCAAAAGTCCTCGACGGCCGCCAGGTTCTCACCGACGCGTTGGCTTTTCTCGGCGCCGTGCATCAATTCGGCCAGGGTGATTGACGAGATGGCCATTCGACTGGCGTTGGCGTTGAACGTGGAAAGCACCGCGAGCGGGCGGCGCTTCAACACGTAGATAACGATGTTGGTGTCGAGCAGGTAGCGCAACATCAAAGGGCTTCCCGCTCTGGCTGATGCTGAGAGGCACGTTCAGGCAAAAAGTCATCACTCACACGCGGGCCGTCCAGAAAGAAGCTGTCCCAGGATTGACCGAGAGGCGCGATGATGCGCTCGTGCCCTTTGACGCGGATCTCGACTTTGTGGACGCCCTCGGGCAAACGGACGTCCAACGGCAGGCGGACGGCTTGGGTGCGGTTGTTGACGAAGACGGTACCGATGGACATGCTGGACCCCTTGCACGTTAATATACGGCAATTGTATATAGCAACGCCTGTGGAGTCAAGTTGACGGCTGACGGCGCCAAGATCCCTGTGGCCATTCGCAGGACACGTGTGCGAAGTCGATGTCTGGCAGCCGCGATTTCATCGCTCAGATCTGTGACGGGTAGAGCTTTGTTTTCGCAACCTGACCACTGCGACCCCTTGATTTTGCGAGGCCGTATGCATTGAACGCTCAAGAGCCCGGCAGAGAATAGAGACAGAAAACGGGGTTCTGGGCGCAGAAAACCGGGCTCCAGACGCAAGGCCGCTCAAGAGGAAAGTGCCTGGAACCGCGCCAATACTGGGGGAGCGGGCAAAAAAAATCCCAACTGATAAGAGTCGGGATTTTGTGAATGGTGGAGAGGAGGAGGATCGAACTCCCGACCTTCGCATTGCGAACGCGAC